GTGGTGCTCGTCGCACCAAGAAGCACAAGAAGGGGGCCAGCGGTGGATCGCAGTGGCGGACTGCGCCGCGCGAGAACTACCTGGCCAAGGTCATGATGGACCGCTCCTACTGGATACAGCGCACCCTGTTCCTGGCTCTGAAGGCCGCCATCAGGCCGGAGAAGGTGAAATGAAGATAAGCCCCATCATTACAGCATTGCGCCAGCGCTGCCCGATGTTTGCCGGGAGGGTAGCGGGAGCCAGCGAGTTCAAGCCGCTACCTGAGGGAGCAAAGCTCGCGCTCCCAGCGGCATACGTGATCCCGCTCGATGACAGCGCAGAAGAACAGCGCAGCAAGACAGACTATTGGCAATCCATTACCGATGGTTTCGCAGTCATTGTGGCCATCAATAACGGCCAGGACGAGAGAGGCCAAGCGGCAAATGATCTTGTCGAGGTCAGTCGGGAGGTACTGTGGAAGGCCTTGCTCGGCTGGGCACCTGAGCAGAAGTATGAAGGCATCGGTTATGAAGGTGGCAATCTGCTGCGTATGGACCGGGGGGTGCTTTACTACCAGTTCGAATTCTCTGCCCGCTTCGAGATTACAGAGGAGCAGACCCGGCAATGGGAGGAACTGCAGGCACTTCCAGATTTTGACGGCGTGAGTGGATACGGCGATGGCAAGTGGGGTGTCGATTACATTAACCCCGGCCTGGGCCCTGATGTGGTCCCGCCGGCATGGCGGATTATCGAACACGAGTTCTACTTCCCAGTAAATACAGTATTTATTAGCGATTACAGCAACATGCTGAGACTCGCTGATTCAATGAATGATGCCAGCCGCCTCGGTTCTGAGGCTATCCCTCCCCAGGAGTAATCCATGTTCGCCAAACCCAATGGTGGCCGATCTGTACCAGATCCGGTCAGGGGCGACTTTTTGCCGCCAGATGGCCGCAACGTCGAGCCAAACCAGTATTGGTACCGCCGTCAGCTTGATGGCGATATCACCCTCACCGAGGCCGTAACTCAGGACAACCCTGATGCTGCGGAGCAGAACCCAACCAAAATCAAGGGAGCCAAGTGATGGCTGTCAGCTTCAACAATATCCCCGCTGACCTGCGGGTTCCGCTGTTCTATGCGGAGATGGACAACAGCGCGGCGAATACCGCGAGCGAGGTCTTGCGCTCTCTGATCATCGGTCATGGGCTGGCGTCGGTAACCTCTGGGAAAAATGAGCTGCAGCTGGCAACCACTGCCGCCGCTGCAAAAGGGCTGGTGGGGCAAGGTAGTCAGCTGGCCGCCATGGTCGAGGCATACCGCAACGTCGATAGCTTCGGTGAGCTGTGGATGATCAACGTGCCAGAACCGACAGCAGGGGTTGTTGCAACCGGCACAATCACCGTGACCGGTACTGCGCAAGCTGCCGGCGTGCTCTCTCTCTACATCGCGGCTCAACGGGTGCAGGTAGCCGTAGCAGCGAACGACACTGCTGCGGTAGTCGCGGCGTCCGTCTTGGCGGCGGTCAATGCTGCTGCAGATCTGCCGGTCATAGCAACAGCCGGAGCGGCTGGCGTAACCACGCTCACCGCCAGATGGAAGGGGCTCACTGGCAACGACATCAGCCTGCTTCACTCCTACCGTGGCGTGGCTGGTGGTGAAGAAGTGCCGAAAGGGCTCACTTTGACTATTGCTGCGATGAGTGGTGGGGCCGGTTCGCCGGATTTGACTGCGGCCATCGCCGCAATGGGAGATGAGCTGTTCGACTATATCGGCATGCCCTGGACAGACAGCGCCAGCGTTGATGCGCTCGAACGCGAGATGAATGACAGCACGGGTCGCTGGTCCTGGTCACGGCAGGTCTACGGCCACATCTACACCGCCAAGAAGGGGACGGTCAGTGACCTGGTCACCTTTGGCAAGGCGCGCAACGGCCAGCACATCAGCTATCTGAGCCTGGAGCCGATGGCGCCGGCCGTTCCCTACTGCGCAGCCGCCGCATTCACGGCGCGCAATGCCATCTTCATCCGGATTGACCCGGCCCGCCCAACTCAAACAGGCGACCTGGATGGTCAACTGCCGGCGCCGATGGGCAAGCGCTTCATCGCCAGTGAGCGCCAGACCCTGCTGAGCTCTGGCATGGCAACTCAAACCGTCCAGTCCGGTGTGATGCAGGTAGAGCGTGCCATCACCAACTACCAGCGCAACAAATATGGTGCGGCCGACAACAGCTATCTCGACAGCGAGACCCTGCACACCTCGGCTTACGTGATCCGCCGGCTGCGCGGCATCGTCACCAGCAAGTATGGTCGCCATAAGCTGGCGAACGATGGCACCCGCTTTGGCCCTGGCCAAGCGATTGTCACCCCATCCGTTGTTAAAGGGGAGGTGATGGGGGAATACAAGCTGATGGAGCGCGAAGGCATTGTCGAGAACTTCGAGGTATTCGCTCAATACCTGATCGTGGAGCGTGATAAGGACTCGAACCGCATGAACATGTTGTTCCCTCCTGACTACGTCAACCAACTGCGCATCTTTGCGATGCTCAACCAATTCCGTCTGCAATACCAGGAGGCATAAATGTCCCGCATCGCAGGTACCTGCTTCGTGAAAGTCGATGGTGATCAGCTGTCGCTGACTGGTGGCATTGAGGTTCCGATGAACCTACGTGTTAAGGAGTCCATCGTCGACCTAGGTGGCGGGGTCGACTTCAAGGAAACTCACCGCGCTCCTTTTGTGAAAGGCACCTACAAGGTGCCCAAAGATTTCCCGCTCAAGAAGCTGGAAGAGGGGACCGACATGACCGTCACCGCCGAGCTGGCAAACGGCAAGGTCTACGTGCTGAAAAATGCCTGGTTGGAAGGGGAAGCAAACCATAACGCTGAGGAAGGCACCACCGAATTGCAATTCAATGGTCAGGAGGGCTTCTATCAATGACCGATAAAACTGGGGTGATCCCTCTCAGTAAACCCATTTCGGCGCACGGAGAAACGCTCGAAGAGCTGGAGATCGGCCAGCCTACTGGCGAGCAGGTTTGCAATTTCGGCCTGCCTTACACGATGAGCCAGGACATGGAAGTGAGCATCAACATGAAGGTGGTCAAGCGCTACATCATGGCACTGGCCAAGATCCCGTCGAGTTCGGTAGACCAGATAACCCCCTCTGATCTCAATACCATCGCGTGGGCGATTGCCGGTTTTTTCCTGAAGGGGTAAGTGCAACCGAGATTGTCGACCGGTACTTCGACATGGCCAAGTACTGGTCGGCTGATCCATTCCTCGTAATGGCAAAGCCGCTCAGTGCTTTGGTCATGCTGGAACGTCAGGCCACAAGGCTTGAAAAGAGGTAAGGCATGGCCGATTCATTCCAGTTAAAGGCCCTGATTACCGGGGTCGATAAATTGTCCCCGGCTTTGAGGGGGATTCAAAAGAATATTCGTGGGTTCAAGCGTGACTTAAAGACTGCTGGTGAAGGTGCTCCTGCCATTGCGGCAGGGTTGGCCGCCGGTGTTGGCGCATCCCTCGTTGCATTTGCCCAGTCAGAGAATGCGGCTGTTGGCCTGAAAGTCGCCATGATGGATGCTGGTGGGGGCGTGTCAAAGGAGTTCGAAAAGATCAATGCGCTTGCCATTGGCTTGGGAAACAAGCTGCCTGGCACCACCGCCGACTTTCAGAACATGATGACCATGCTGCAACGGCAGGGCCTCAGTGCAGAAACAGTGCTGGGTGGTGTGGGTGAGGCAACGGCCTACCTGGCTGTGCAGCTCAAGAAACCCCCCGAAGCGGCCGCTGAGTTTGCGGCAAAGATGCAGGATGCTACAGGCACCGCATCCAAGGACATGATGGGTCTGTTCGACACGATCCAGAAAGCGTTCTACATGGGGGTGGACGACACCAACATGCTCTCCTTCTTTGGCAAAACCAGCTCAGTACTGAAGATGGTCAATAAGGATGGCCTGAAGGCAGCACAAGCCATGGCTCCCTTGGCTGTCATGATGGATCAGATGGGGATGAACGGTGAGTCGGCAGGCAACGCGCTGCGCAAAGTATTCACAGCAGGCTTTGATGGCAAGAAGGTCAAAGAGGCCAACCAACTTATGGGCCGCAAGGGGATAAAGCTCGACTTCACCGATGGCAAGGGGGAGTTCGGTGGCATCGACAACCTCTTTAACCAACTGCAAAAGCTGCAGAAGCTGACTAGCCAGCAGCGCACAACCATCATCAAGCAAATCTTTGGCGATGACGCAGAGACCATGCAGGTCGTGAACGCCATGATCGACAAAGGCAAGGTCGGCTATGACGATGTTGCTAAGCGAATGGCCAGGCAGGCTTCGTTGCAACAACGGGTTGGGGAGCAATTGGGCACCCTCACCAACCTGTGGGATGCCATGGCGGGGACCGCAGTAAATGGTCTGGCTGCCATTGGCAGTGCGTTTGCCGGGGATGCGAAGGATGCTGTCATTTGGCTTGGCGACCTCGCCGAGCAGTTCCAGAACTTCGCTGCAGCTAACCCGGCGGTGATCCGAGGGGCCGTGGGGCTCGCAGCCGGCTTTGTTGGCGTCAAGCTGGCGCTGTACGGCGCCAATATCGCGATGGGTCTGCTGTCAAAGACCATTTCTATTTCACCGATGGGGTTGATCCTGCGTGGAGTTGCTATGGCTGCCGGGCTGATCATCGCGAACTGGAGCACCATCGGCCCCTGGTTTTCGTCCTTGTGGACATCTATGTCCAGCTGGTGTGCCGGCGCATGGGAAAGCATCAAGTCGATAAGTGCCACTGCATGGG